AAGCATATCTTTCAGAAGATGCAACTGGTGACATGGAGCCATGTGAGTTCGAAGAGAATGAATTTATAGAATCGTTTGACGAGTGTGGACGTGACTATTATATCCACCTTGCAGAAGATAGTGAAGTAGACGAAGACGAAATGCAAGAACTACTTGAAGAAGAAGGACATGATTGGTTATGGGAAAACAACTATGACTCATGGGATTGTGAACACTTCTTTGGACTACCTTTAATTGCAGACGAAGTAGACCCCGATAACAGATACAACACAAGGTTTTAATATGATATCAAGAAAAGAATTTACTGAAAAGGTAGAGCGATTACTCTCACGAGGAAAAGGTGTTGATGTAATGGGTGCAATAGTTAAAGTTTGTGAAGAGAATCAATTAGAACCTGAAAGTGCTAAGAGACTTTTAACACCACCTCTTAAAGAGAAGTTAGAAGCAGAAGCACAAGGACTAAACCTAATCAATCGTGGTAGGACTAGTCAAGGAACAATCACACGATTTTATGAGGAAAAGAAATAATGGAAATTAATGATATAGTCACGGTAGTGGCCACAAGTGGTGAATACATTGGTAAATTCAAAGGTTTAGAAAATGGTATTTTAAATATTGAAGACCCTAGAATGGTAATCTCTCATCCTAACGGAGACGGTGGTATGGGATTTGCAAGAGGTATTGCAGTCACTGGAGAAGAGAATCCAAGTGAAGTTTCATTCAATGAATTTGTATTTGTTGTTGCAACAAACCAACCTATTCAAGAAGCATACCAACAAGCAACTGGGTCTATAGTGACACCACCAAAAACTCCTACTATCATAACTTAATGACAAGTAGGGAAGGATACGATGCATACACTCTTTATCTTGGAATAAAATTACACTTCTATTCTAAAGACTATGACTTTATAAAGTATAATGGTAAAGTAAAGAGTGACATCAATTCCTTTCTAAAACGAAAAGATAAATTTCATTTTGGTAAGTTATTTAAAACTTACAAACAAGACTTACAAGATTTCTATATTGCAAATCTAAGTCTTAAAGACAGTTGGGCAGGAGACCTATTAGACAATGAATGTGAACGAATTTATAAAGAATGGAAAAAGAGACAACAAAAATTGTCATATATGTATGAAACAGAACTCTCTGATATCCTACTTAAAAGAAGTATACAAAAGGTATTGGAAGTAAAGAAAGGTCAACACCCTATACTATTAAAAGAATACATGGCAAAGAACATATCTTTAGAGACACTTTGTATAATGGATTCTATTATCGGATTCAGTTCCGACTGGGAGAGACTCATATCAGAGAAGATAGTCTATCCCGAAATACACATAAAGATTCAAAAGTATAAGTCTTTCATAGACTTTGATTATACAAAATACAAAACTAAAACAATAGAGTTATGTCAGAAATAACTATATTGGGAAACGGGCCTAGTAGAAAGGACTTTGATTTTGACAATTGCATACATGAAGTATGGGGTTGTAATGCAATCTATAGGGACACTAATAAGTGTGATATAGTGTTTGCAGCTGATATGCCTTTACAAAAAGAAATTGTAGAGACAGGATATTATAAAGAAAACCTAGTGTGTTTTGCTGACATTGAACCCCTTCCAATAGAAATGTTGGAGTTAATGTCTGCAGGGTTTAACTACAGTCATGACGATATACGAATATCTAAAAAGGATAATGATACACACTTCATTGTTCAAGGTAATGAAACTTATACAGATTTTTTGGGATTAGTAAATCCTGAAATAATAATCACATACAATGACCCTATGTTTAGCAACTTGTTTACTGGAATGTCAGCATTAAGTTATGCTATGCAACAAGGTTATAAGACTATAAACATGGTGGGATTTGATGCACTGGAAAGTGATATTTGTGATAATATTTATGAAGGTAGTGCTAACTACGGGCATAAATATAATACCGACTCAACTGTTCTTGATGTTCAGAGGAGTCAGTTCATAGCACTATTAGAATGGTACTATGGAAAAGGTTCAGTATACTGGAAAAACCCTCTTGACAGAGAGGACGAAATCAAGTATAATGAATTGTCTTATTATGAAAGTAGTGAGAAGTGGATTTTAGGTTTAGGCCTAGAGTCTTTGATATAATGCGATACAATGTTAATACAATAGGAGAATACAATGTCATCATTAGATAAACTAAGAGCAGCCATGGAAACTGCTTCACCTACAGAAGGTGCAAAAAAATCCTACAACGATGAAAGGTACTGGAAACCTGAACTAGATAAAACTGGAAACGGTTTTGCTGTAGTAAGATTCTTACCAACACCCCAAAACGAAGAAATGCCTTGGGTCAGTTATTTTGACCACGGTTTCCAAGGGCCTGGTGGTTGGTATATTGAGAAGTCTTTAACGACTCTTAATAAAAAAGACCCAGTGTCGGAGTACAATACCCAGTTATGGAATACAGGTATTGAAGCAAACAAAGAGATTGCTAGAAAACAGAAGAGAAGACTTCACTATGTTTCTAATGTCTTAGTTGTTTCAGACCCTAAAAATCCCGATAACGAAGGTAAAGTATTCTTGTATAAATTTGGAAAGAAAATCTTTGAACAACTCAAAGAGGCTATCTCTCCAGCATTTGAAGATGAAAGTGCAATCAACCCTTTTGATTTAAGGGAAGGTGCGAACTTCAAAATCAAAATAAGAAAAGTGGACGGATACTGGAACTATGATAAATCAGAGTTCGATTCAGTTGCACCACTATTCGAAGACGAGGATAAGTTGAACGAAACATTTAGTTCTGCTCATTCTTTGACGGACATTATTGCACCAAATGAATTTAAAACTTACGAGGAACTCAAAGAGAAACTCGATAGAGTATTAGGTTTAACTGGTACAGTAAGTAATTCGACTGCAGAGTCAGTTGCAGAAGACCTAGACGAAGTGCCTTGGTCAAATGTAAACACTGAATCTGTTGCTGAAGAACCTGTAATCTCATCAGTAGAATCTACTTCTGAAGGTGAAGAAGATGATGCGATGGATTACTTCAAAAAACTTGCTTCTGAATAAGTAAGTTTTTTAAACGGGGGTGTTGACATATCATTATGTGTCCTTGAATAGTCAACACCGAACTGATAACGAAGGAGTGGGGTTAATCAGTAAGGGAAAGATTCTTGGGGTCAGAGCGGAAGAATCGGTTAAGAGCGGGAATGCTGTAAAGTGAAGGGGCGACTTAACATCTAATTTAAGATTATATTATGAAAAGTGAATACTATAAAAACATACTACCTTGGAATGAGAACGAGAGGGTTATTGACCAGTTTGGTTGGAACCCACAATCAGTTATCACTCCAACTAAATCGTCTAAGAACAATTGGGACGATGCATACTTAACTGCATACGAAGAGAAGAGAGGAGTTTGTCCTCGTCTTCCTAATGGTTTAATGATGAGTGAGTTTCATGCTGGTTTATGTGAGAACATAGTTCACTATTGGTCTATGGTTGGTGATACAATCGTTGACCCATTTGCTGGAAGATTGACACGTGCATTCGTATCGCAATCTTTAGGAAGAAACTATTATGGTTATGATGTATCTTCTGAAACAGTCGATAGAGTTAGACACGAGTTAGACAGACATGAACTCGGTGCAACCATTTATGAAGAAGACGGGTGTGAAATGAAATCTACACCTGATGAATCTGCAAACTTAGTTATGACTTGTCCACCTTATGGTGATATAGAAAGATACGAAAGTGCAGAGGGTCAGTTATCCGACCTAAGAAAGTATGAAGACTTTTGTGAAAGGATACAAGTTTGTGGAGATAACATAGAACGAGTTTTAAAGCCAGGTGGTTTTGCAGTTTGGGTTTGTGGTGATTGGAGAAGAGACGGAGAATACAAACCTTTTCATTCAGATACTATAAATATGTTCACTAAGTCGGGTCTGAAATTACATGATATAATTGTAATGAAGAACGACACTATATTTGCAGCCTTACAAGCAGGTAAGTGTGCAAGTAAAAGATACACTGCGAAAGTACATGAGTTCATTCTAGTGTTTAGGAAAGAAGGGGAACTAGAATATAGTTCAGATAAAATTAAAAACAGAGAGGAATCTTTAGAACAATTTTTCAAATAATATGCCAGAAGTAAAACCAAGAATAGATAGGAAAAGTAATAATGTTGAACCATTCGATAGAATGTTAAGACGATTTAAAAAGGAATGCGATAAGGCAGGTATTGTTCAAGAGGTTAGAGATAGAAAGTATCACGAGAAACCTAACGATACTAAGAATCAAAAGAATCAAGATTTAAAAAGAAGGAAAAAGTTAAACAAGAAGCGAATGCAATCTGCTTCTTTTAGAAAGATAAGATAATGAGTAATTGGCATGGGGGTAAAGGTTCCAAGAGAAGGAACTCAAACGAAGAAGCCTATGCAGATAACTGGGAAAAAATCTTTGGTAAAAAGAAACCTGAAATTAAAGTAAGAAAAGAAACACCTAGTCATGGTGCATCACAAGTCCATTCGGACAAAACAAAATACAATCGTAAAAAACTTAAGAGTACTTAAGGTCTACTAGTCTCGCAGTATCATCGGGATTTCTAAAACTATGTCTACCAGTTTGTATTGTTGTATTTTTATTATTCACAACATTAGTATTCACACTAGTATTTCCATCACTTAGTTTAGGGGACGAATCTACTCCAGTGTTTGAAGCATTCTTAAGAACAATTTCTGTAGGTGTTCCGTCATTCATAATACCCTTATACTTTTTAAGTGCAGCTAGAACCATACTTTCTTTTTGTTCTTTAGAAGCATTTGAACTATCAATCATTGCTAATTCTTGTGTTAAAGTTTGAGCTCCACTATCGAATGTTGCAATCTTATCTCCTGTTCTTCCACCTATCATTGCCCCTCCAACACCAGTAAGTAAACTAGCAGCAAGTATACCCCAACCAACAGGATTTGAACCTAATGCAAGTGCGCCTGCGGCTGGAAGAGCTGCACCTAAGAGACCACCTGCCCAACTTCCAATACCACGACCAATACTACCTCTTTTGTTTGCTGACTCAGCGCCTTTAACGGTCTTTAAATCCTCGCCAGATAATAATCCTTGACTCTCCAATGAGTCTATACCTTTACCATATTTGTTTTGGTCGTACATATCAAATCCAACATCTAAACCAGCACCTGCTATTGGTAGTTTTGCAAAAGCACCTCTTGTGAATGATTTAGAAAATGCATCGAACCTATTAATTCTTTGCATAAGTTTTGTAGCCTCGGGAGAATCTATCCACTGGTCTAATTTATCAGGAGATATATTCATCATTTCATCGTAGTATGGAGTACCACCATAAGCATACTCCATCTTCTGAGCCCATTTTTTATAGAAATTAGTTCTTTTGTCTAGTTTACCATTTTGATTAAATAACTTATCAACTTGCTTTGCATTACTAGCATCAAAATCATCTAGTTCTGTCATGAACGAACCTCGCATACCATATGACTCTGCACCTTCTGTTGCTATTTCATCAGGTCTTATTCCGCCTGGTATGGTATTTCTATAACTATCCATTGACCTGCCAATAGCACTACCTGAACTAGAACCAAGTTCTGCACCCATAGAGCCTGGGGACATGGGATTATCTTCTTGTGTATCATTGTCACCAAAAAGACTCCCAAGACCTAGAGCAGCTGCAAGACCAGCAAAAGCTCCAAAAACTTTACCCCTTCCACCTGCAATATTTTTTAAACCACTAAGTCCTCTTTTGAGCATGCCTGGTTGAGTCTTAC